GTGACATTGTAGGTCTTATTTGTTCCACCTAACATTTTGTTAGTATCACGATTATTCTTGATTACTGATCCACCTGGAACATACATTAATTCTGGTCCTTCTTCCCCGACCATATGCCATCCAGCAATCGCACTATTTGTGCCAGTTGCATAACCTTTGTAAGCTCCGCCGCTCATCATGGATTTAATTCCCGGAACATTGAATACATCGCCATAACGAGCCTTAATGTAGTTAATGGATGCAATCGCATTGGAAACGGGATCTAAAATGTTACTAAATCCCTTCATGGCATACTGTTGAAATGTCGGAATAATCGTTTGCATCAATCCAAACGTACCACCATATTTTTGGTTTGAATCCCAATGGTTTTCAGCAAGAGGATTGCCCCCAGATTCATGTTGTGCAATAGTGCTTAAAGGTCCTAGCCAAGATGAAGGAACCCCAGTTACAGCCATTGCTTGTTGTAGCCATCCCGATACATTTCCACCCACAGATCCGCTAAAAGCACCTGTTAAGAATCCTTTGATTTTGTCCACAGTATTGAGGATACCACCACCAAAATCAGAAAACACAGCTTTGCCTAAATCCATCAAATTACCGTTGCTCAACCCGTTAATTAACCCATCCATGATATGGCCGCCCATGTCGGTAAATACTTTAGATGGACTGTGGATGCCTAGTACTTCCTTGAATTTCTTTACTAATTCGTTTGCAAGTCCTACAATGGCATCACCGACCGATTTAACACCAGATTTTAGGCCGCTAACAATTCCATCTGGAATTGCCTTGGCTGCATCGATTAATTCAGTAAATTTCGTTTTCCCTGCTTGAATCAGTTTACCAAACCAGCCTTCGGCCCCACCTACGAAACTCTCTAGGCCTCTGATGATGTCACCCCATCCACCTTCGAAAAACGCTTTGATTAATCCGAAAAATCCAGCCACACCTTTTAATACTCGGCCGATAAATAAAAGATTAATAGCGTTCCAAATAGCTTCAACTGCACCACCTAAAATGCTCTTGATACCTTCCCATAGAGTGTGCCAATTGCCTGTAAAAATCCCTGTAAAAACTAAAATAACACCTTCAATGATCTTTATAGCACCCTCGATAACTCCTTTGATGTTATCCCAAATTGATTGAATGATGAAAAGTAAAACAGGAGCCAGCGCCTTAAAAATAACTGCTAAAACAGCGAAAAAGTTTTTTACTGCTTCGGTTATTTGACCGCCATATTGATCCCAAAATTTCTTTATTTGGGCGAATTGTTGTCCTATGAAACTAACAATTCCATCTAGAATCGGCATGGCTATTGATTTGATGGTATTAAAGATTGAGACAAAGGAATTAGAAAGGCTATTTTTCCCCGAAAAAAGATCTTTAACAAAACTTTGAATATTGTAAAAAGCGTTTCCTATATACGCTCCAAATGTTCCAATTGTTGTTTGCATTTGTCCGAAGCCATTTGTAAAACCTTCTCGCATACCGCTGATAAATTCAGTCGCATATTTGGAAAGGTTTTTCATCACGTTTTGTACATTGTAAAAAGCATTTCCGAAAAAAGCCCCAAAGGTACCTATGCTTGTTTGCATTTGCCCAAAACCGTTTGAAAATCCTTCTTTAACACCGCTAATAAAATTATTAATCATTTTAGCAGTGCTAGAACCAAATGTTTGAGTTAGTGTATCAGAAAAAGATTTAAAATCGCCTCTACCTAATGATACAAAGGCATTCATTACATTTAACGTTCGACTTAAACTATCATGCAATACATCGAATAACGGTTTAGCAAGAATCCCGCTAAGAATTGAGAAGTCATCTTTCAAAGTGGACATCATACCATTCCATGTTGCACTTTGTTTATCCGCTGATCCTTTAACTGTATTAGCAATGTTGTTGAATGCTTTATCGTAAATATCACTTGTGATTTTACCTTCAGAAGCCATTTTACGAACACCAGCCACATTTGTTCCTAATTCTGCCGCAATAGCTTTGAAGATTGGTATACCTTGGTTTTGTAGGATATCCAAATCCGCAGTATAAGCTACTTGTGCCTGATCAACTTGTGACATCTGCCGAACAAGTTCTTTAGCATTATCTGCCGTAATATTAAACGCACCAGAAACGTCTGCAATCCTTGTTAATTGGTCAAATAATTTTTGACCGCTATATCCGGCGTTATTTAGATATTTGGCCATGCTATCTACGCCTTCGGTATCAAATTGGGTTTTAGCAGCAAAAGTAGCGATATCTTGAATCATTTGTTTTGCTTTCGTTGTGCTACCTAAAAGCGTTGTCCATGCTACCTGTGAAGATTCCTGCATCGCGTTGTAACTTATGCCTACTTTTGCAACGTAACCACCCATTGCTACTAATGCAGCACCAGCCGCCGCAACAGCTGCCGCAGTAACTTTTCCCACCGTTCCTAGTGTCGAACCTATCGAACGATTGGCACCTTCTACTTGACCTTGCATTTGTTGTAGTCCGCGTGTGAGTTGACTTCCGTCAAACCCTGCTCTGACCATTAAATTTGAAACCGCACCCGCCATATTTACTCACCTGCCTTTTTCACTGTGCCGCCCATCGCACTGTTTAACTGCATAACATTAGCGAGCATTTCCTCAGAGGACATCTCTTTCTTTTCTTCTTTTTTGCCAAGAACTTCTTTTAAAGCAGGCAGTTTTTCAACTCTGTGGAAGTGCTCTCCCATCCACACGAGAGTTAGTCTCTCTTCTTGGTCGAACTTCTGCTTTTCCTCGAATATCTCAGCATGAAGATTCAACTCATATGGAGTCATTTCGTTATATTCCTGTATAGACAAACCCATACGGATAGCAGATTTCAAGGATTCTTCCCAATAATTTTCAAGAAAATCATCTTGACTGCTATCCGCATTTAGTTTTTTTCTTCACCTTTAGGAGTTGCATTTTCAACAGTTCCAAAAGACTTTACAAATGCTTCGTTTAACTTTTCCATTAATTCTTTGAATGTTTCAGCTTGATCCAATAAATCTTCCATATCCTCAAGCTTTAGAGTTTCGCCATTCTCTTTGGCATCGGACAATAAACCGCAATAAAGAACTTTCTCTAAGTCCTCAAGCTTGAAATTGGACATATCCATATTTGAAATATCCATATCAGTTAGAGTAGTTAACTGCTTCAATGCTTTATGTCCATATCTAAGAAAACGTGGTCTATCCAAATTGATAACAACTAAATCGTTATTTTTCATGTTATCCTCCTCAAATTAAAAAAGGCTAAGGAATCCCCTAGCCTTCAAGTTTTAATCATTAGGTACCAGCGACAAGATCAGGCTGTCCTGATACTTTCAAAGTAGCATCAAAAGTAACTGTTGCGCCCGTAGAGGCACCCGTTTTGAACCCTGTTACAACCGCATCAAATGTCCAACTTGCACCTGTTAAACCACCAGGAGCAGCTGGGAATTGAATAGTATAGCTAGCGCTTGTGCCTGCTTGTAGGTCTGTTAGGATTGCAGAATGTGAGGAATAATCAAAGAAACCACTGATTGCTACATCATCAACTGATTTGAATCCATTGATGTATGTCTTGTATCCACCTGTTGTATCTAATGCCGTTGTCTCAATGCTGTCGGCTTTAATAGATAAACCTTCAATTTTACTCAGGAATGCAATTGCTGTTCCCGAAGTCTTCTTAATCGTTGTGCCTTGTGATGAGATAGGCCCTGGAGTTGCTGTCATTTATAAAACCCCCTTATATTCTTACTGTGAATGGAATAATACTTAAATATTGAAATAGCTGATCAATGTATTGTTCACTTGGTTTTTCATAGGAAACATCCTGAATGAATACACCACCAGCACCGCCAATAATCCTATTTTGAAAGGATTCTATTGTTGAAATGACTTGTTTAGTAATATCTTTCAAGCCCGAATAACTGTCATTTAAAATATGGAGTTCCCCATTTACTTCTTTAGGGCCAAAATAACCACTTAAACATTTTTCCGGAACTCCTTCGTTGCTTATATAAACAAGATAAGGTGTTTTAACTCCCTCGATGGCAGTCAAAGGAAATACCTTATTAGCAAGATTAGAAATGCTATTCAGTTCATTCTTCAACGCTTCTTCAAAGTTCATTAAAATCACCTCGCCTGTGAAAGAATCTTGTCTAGTTCATTTTTAGCCACATCGACTATTTTTTGTTCCACACTGTTTTTTGTTTGTTCAGCACTATTTTTCATGTACTGTAAACCGACATGATAACCACCATTATGATAATGCCAGCCGTACTCCAGAGAGGCAGGATAGTATGATCGATTCCCATACTTGGAAATCTTCACTAACTTTTGGTTATAAGCCCGGCCGAAAGTAATTTCATAAACTTTTTTACCGGGATTCGTTGCTCTTTCACCAACCAGTTTCAAAGATGCTTTTAACCATCCATCATAAACGGGAGCATCGGCTTTAGTTGCTGTTAAGTCGATTTGAGCACCTTGTCGAGCCGCTTTAGTTGCAACCTTTTGTGGAACCTTACCTAATTGATCAATGAGTTGTTTAAGCTCATTAAAACCTTCAATTTCCATACCTGTGCTCATTTGACCAACTCCTTACAATACATCTGTAATTCGATGTTTCGCTCTTGGTAGTTGGCAACGGAAGTAATCATTAGATATCGACCATTGAGCACTATCCGCATGTCAGGTGTAATGCCTGGTACATAACGAATATGAACCCTATGTGTGATTTCGCTGTTAATTTCATTCGCTTTAAAAAACTCGCTTCCACTTAAAGGGAAAACACCAGCACGAACTGAAATCACATCTGTCCAATCCTCAGTAGTGGAACCGTATGAATCCTCTGCAAATTGTCTTTGCTGTATGGTAACAGGAACACGATATTTGCCAGCGTTAATTCGATATCTCATAGGTAATTCACCGAATGACTATCGAGTATCTGCTTAATGACAAAATTAAGCTTGGTATTATCTACGACAAAGGCACGATTATCATACATTTCATTGGACAGGACCATCAAAGCAATGGTTAAATCCTCATGGTCATCCACACTGTCTGTAATACCGTTTGTAGGATCGTCTACAAGTGGTAATCCTGTATAAGTTACAATAAACTGCTTACATGCTTCCAGGATGGTGATAAACATATTGTCATCTTCATCATGGTAGATGTTCGCATATTGTTTTAAATCTGAAATGGAAACATCACTGATTTTCATCTTCAGTCACAACCTTTTTCTTGGGCGCTTTGACTTCGGAAACTAACCCTATTAACCCATTTTCCACCCAATTCTCAAGTGTATAGGTATCAAGTTCAATGTCATATGTTTTACCCTCTTCAAAGGTTCCAAAAGCTGAATGAAAAGTCTTTTTCGCTTTGAATTTCATTTAATCACCCCTTTAAAAAAGGAAAAGGGATGGAATTAACCACCCCTTAATCATTACTTACCTACGTAAACAGCGATTTTACGTGGTTCAACGATAGCAGAGTCACATTCAACAACTGCAACCACACCAACAGCGTATTGATCTGCAAAGCGCTCGTTTAATACTTGCATTTGAACACCTTGAGTCAATTTCACATGTAGGCCGCTCATGTCACCATAGAAAATTTCTTTTGCACCAACACCCATGTTAGGCATTTGGTCAGAAATGAATACAGGCTTACCAAGAAGTGTGAAGGGACCACCTTCAGAAAGGCTGTTACCCATTAATAGTAGGTTATTACCAGCGCCAGCAGTTAGCCCCTGGATGTATCCAAGCGTGGATGGTGACATGATCCAGCAGGCATCTGCCTGATATACTTGTGCAACAAGTAATTGAGTGTTAATCAACTCTTGTGGAGTGATAACCATAGTTGTTGCACCTGTAAGAGATTGAGTAGCATTAGCAAGTCCACCTAATTTTGTAGCTCCGTTACCCACAGAACCATTGGCATTAGTTAATAGTTCTTTCTCTAGGAATAACGCAATAGCTTTCGCCACTTCATTGACAATGAATGGAACAATGTCCACATCAGTGCGATTGATTAACGACTTAGAAATCAAAGCAAGAGAAGCTACGATTGTATTTCCAAGTTTAATAGAGCCAAAGTTAGCGCTTTGAGCCGAAATAGTCTGAAGCTCAGTGTAATACCCAGCAGGCAGATGGGCAGAATAGTCGTACGAAGGTACAATTAAATCACCAGAAACATCCCAGATTGTAGCCTTTGCAAGAATTGGAGACATGTTTTTAACAGTGTCAATGATACGGTTAGCGATTGTTTGTGGGATAACCACACCTTGACCGCTTGCAGATAACGCACGAGTGTCAACACCCTTGATGTACTCGACAAATGCGCGCTCTTCTTTGGTGATTACTTCTGCACGAACTTCTTCAGCAGAACGAGTTTCAGGAGTTTTAACCATTACTTTCTCAAGCCCCCTCACTTCTTCTTCAAGTTTGATAGACTCGTCAATTTTACGAATCTCTTCTTTAAGGTCAGCCACCTTTTTAAGTTCTTCCTCATTAAAGGCACGTTTTTCTTCTTTTGCTGTATTTAGGATGCCGTCAAGTTCATCAAGCATCGAATTTCTTTTTTCTAATAGTTCTTTCATTCAAAGAACCCCCTTTATTTATGGATGATTAAATAATTTTCTAAATCAAAATAACCAAGATCATCTTTGACCTCGGCTTCTTCACGCTTTTCTTCAACGATTGAAATAACATCAAGACTTTCACCATCAAAAAGGCGCTGTTCTTTCATTACTTCTTCGCCATTTCTAGCTTCTATACTCGTTGCGATATATGCAGGAGTAACAGAAAGGATTGAAACTTCCAATAAATCCAAATCTGATACATAACGTCTTGAAATATCCCCGTTTTCTTCCCATCTGTCTTCTTTGGCAATGAAACCAAAGGACCAGCCACGCAATTCATTATTTTTAGCCTTTTCTATCACTTCTTGATCGGTGACGGTACAAATTGCACGTAAACCGATACTGTCTTCAAAAAGTGTTAAATTCCCATCAGCAATGGAACCAAGTTTTCTGCTTTCGTTGTGATTGAAAAGTAAATCCACGTTGTCAGTCTTGTCTAATGCCTTTTGGAATGTTCTCGGCTCAATTTGTTCAATGAATTTACCTTTAACAGAAGGTAAAACCCTGGAGTCTCTTGAAACGACATTTACATATCCGTCAAGTTTTACTGAATCATTTCTGATTTCCACTTTCATTTTGTTTTTCACCACCTTCCTTCGATGGTGAAACATCGTTATTTCCCGTTGGTGGACTCTCACCAACAACAGGTTGAGACTGTGGTTTGGCGCCCATATCCGTCATTTGATTGGTGTTAGGCGTGTAAATTTGCTTAGTTGTTGGATTAAACAATACATCTGCTAGGCCCAATTTAATGAAATCTAAGCCTAAAGGTTCTAAATTTTCTTTTGTTCTTATCTCGTCAATTTGAAAAATACCATCTTTGACCGCTAAATCGTAAGCTTGGAACCGTTTAAGGATGTCGCCTTTTACTAGATCGTTCGTGTCAAAAGCAAAATAAAAAGACCCCTTCTCTTTTTCGAGTAGTAAGTCTTTGTTTAACGCTGTTTCAAATGCTTTTATAGTCGGTAATATAGCAAGCTTTACAAATGCGTCATAAAGCCCATCCATATTAGTGACTTTGCCATCCAAAAGTTCAATAGGGATATTAAGCAACTTTGCAATATCCTCGTTATTGGTAATCTTATTGGCATTTAGCTGCATCTCCACGCTCGAGTTGTTTGCTTCTTGGAATTCCAATCCACTGTTGAGTACGATAACATTTTCTGTATTATTGGAATAAAAACTTTTAAATGCAGATTTTAATGCATTGATTGCAATTTCAGATAATCTTGAAGCAGATTTTAAAAATCCCTTCTTGTTACCGCCTGTACGCACTAGCATATCTTCAAATACTAATGAGTTGTAAGACACGGACAAAAGCTTATTTACTTCTTCAAGGACTCCTGTACCTGTGATTCCATCCCTCGTTTTACGGGTTATCTTGAGTAATTGGAAATCCTGATAGACATTTCCGTAAATAACAAACTCCATTTTCTTAAAGATTGGGTCAGGATTCACTAAAGCTACACCAACTTGAGGATTTGAAACAAAGTTAAGGGATGTAACATTATTTCTAAACCTATTGATGTAGATGTAACCAGCTCCATATATGATTGAGTCCTCAACGGCTGCCTTTTTCATTTGAAACCCGTCCAATAAGTCGCCGGTCGTAGTATTAAGCATTTCAACCCGTGGATCATCGTCAATACATTTGATTTTTTGACCCGTTTTTTGATATAGCTTAATCGGTAAGCTGGCAACAGTATTAGAAATGAGATTGACACCAGCGTTTAGTGCTGGAATAGTCATTGCTTGTTCTTTTGTTATGACACTGTCATCAGTTTCACCTAATAGAATGTCATTTAAGGTTAAATCGCGCTGTTCAATTGGTTTAGCTTTCTTTCTGCTCCACCATGCCATTTATTTACCACCCCCTTTCTGCTAAAAGACCATGGCACCCCAATCGCTGTCAGGATTAAAAATAATATCTTGAGCCATCAAATATACCGCGTTTATAATCGCGACTGTTTCGTCCACTTTACCAGCACTCCGTTTTTTGTTTACATAGAGATTAAGGTTTGTGTCTTGGGTGCATTTTGCGTTTTGGAAATTTATTTCTAAGAGTTTGTTATCTGCATATTCGAATTCATTGTTTAATATTTTGTCTCTAAGTAGCTTTGTGGCTCCATGAAGTACCGTACTATGTTGTTTTACCTCTACCGTTTTTATCATTGTTTCCCTTTCCAACCTCTGAGCCGTTGAGAGACAGTTGAAACGGTCGAAAGCCAACCCTTGAACGGTAACATTGTACTTTTGCTCGATTCCCATTATAAATTCTTCAATAAAGCCATAATCAACCGTCATATCGCCACAAGGAAAGGCTTTTTGAGATTCTACGAACTCATAATAGTTAATTTTTTCACTTCTATTCTTTTCCTCTAAGCGTTCGCTTGGAAAGAATGCCCACGCATCAGCAAGAATTTTCCCATCTTCTTCACTGACCATAGCCACCGCACAGTTATCTGTTGTCATGGCTAAATCAAGCGATAACCATACATTACGAGAATCCCAATCAATAGAATCAACCTTACACTTCTGTAAGTCGTTTATATCTACATATGACTCAGTACCAATACCTTGAAAGACAATATTACAGTGTTTAGTGACAAAGTTTTCCCTTTTGCTTTGCACCTCAATAGCTACCTGTCTTTTACTTTTTAAATCTTCCATGATCTCAGGTACTTCTAAGGCTAATGGGTTAGCTTGTTCTAAAACATTGTCATCGTTCATCCAGTCCTTAGTGTTATCCGGCTCATATAAAAGAGCAAATACCTTGTCATCTTCCACTAATTTACTTAATACCTTTTTGGCATAAAGTACTTCATCCTCAAACGGATTATCAAATGTAGGGTATTTTGTGCTGATAATACAACCTAATTTATTAAGAATCGTCAATTGTCCTGATCTCATCGCTTCAATGGCATAAGGATTAGGTAAGGCACCTGTTTCATCTACAAGGAAGACAGCAGGAAGCTTACCATCTAACCGGCTTGTACTGTAATTCAAAGGGATATATTTGTTATCAGTGATTTTACAAGTGATATCATCCCTCAGAATCTTAAATTTTTCCCTTAATGCTGGAGATACAGAGATGGTTTCCTTGATAGCTTCTTTTACTTCCCTTGATAATGACCCATCGGGAGCAACAGAATAAAACTTACTAAATTTAGGTTCCAGAAGAAAAAGCAACAAAAATATTATGTTTATGAGCCATGTTTTACCATTCTTACGACAAATTTCTAGGACGGCTGTCTCGTATCGTCTTTTATCTGTATTTTCTCTGTGTACAGTACACAGCACAGCGATAATAAAAAAGGACTGAAACCCAGCGATAGTGTTGTACACTGAATCACCTGAGTTTAGTCCTTTAGCCATTTTCATTAATTTAAGCAAACCGTCAATAAGATTTACTTTATTTTCATCAATCATATATTTTTCATCTTTGCCATCTGTAATATCTAAAAACTGTTGGCATTGCATAATCACAAATTTTGGCGCGTTTATCTCACCATTAACAACAGATAAAGCATATTCGTAGCTTTTATGGTTTTTAATCAATCTCTACCACCACTCAGGACCTTTAACAATGGATCCTCAGCAGCTTCTTGAGCTTGAATGTTTAGGTTGCCTAGCTTTGCTCTAGCCTGTGGTGAGAGAGATAATTCATTCACTGTACGGAATAGGTCTTTTGTGTATTTGTCCTTTGATGCCATTAACATTTTATCCCGCAATAACTCAAGATCGTTATTTATCATTGTTTCTATATGTTGCAGACGATCGATTGCAATCACACATGTTTCTAGTGTGAAAACATCAAGATTAGATAAAATTCCACTCACACGTAACTCATCCACAATATAGTTAAACAACTCTTTTTGATGGTCATTTAAGTATTGGGACGGAAGAATATTATTTGCCTTACCTTTTAATTTTTCTTCTTGTTCCAACCTTGATTTTATTTCACCTTTTGTCATTGCACCTGTTTTTGTGGCTACCGATTTTGTTGGTCTGGCCATATTCTCACCTCCGAATAGTTAAATTTTGGGACTAAAAGGTTCATTTCTAAAAAAAATGGTACGTTCAAGTCGAGGCGTGGTGTTCAGCCACCGACCAATAATTATTTCGGCACTCCGGGGGGACTACCGATAAAATAATTTGCACGAAGTTATCTGAATTGTTTTAAATTATCATACAATTACGACAGCATTCGACAAAACGACACGATTCGACATAAATACGCATGATATATAGTAACCAAGTAATACTTCAGCCTTATATATTAATTAATTTATTATTATCCTCTTGTTCCTTAGCAATAGCATGCTGTATATCTCTAGGTATATCACCACTGTCTGCCATATAGTGATGGTACTTACATAGTGTTAATAGGTTATGGTTATCAAGGCCACGATGTATAGCTTCATGTAATGGATCTATATGATGTACTTCTATAGTATCGAATGTATATTGCTGCTGTGTATTATATAACTTCCTCAAGCATAGCACACACAGTCCTCTGTCTCGTTTGCGTATCTCTAATGATTTCTTACGCCACTTTGCTGTGTTCCTAAACTTATCAGCATCGGATAGATTAAACTTCTTACGTTGTGGTTTCTTAGGACACTGGTATGTACTGTTATGAATACCCCCACAATATGAACATGACTTCATCATTCATCATCATTCCTATATTCATACATACGAAATCCAAAGTATAA